CATTTACTTATCCTCCAAGGCTTCAACCTTTAGTTTGTTTGATGAGTCATATAGCGCAAACTCATCTGGTTCTATCAATTCTTTTTCAATCTTGTCTAAATTTGTTTTATTTGTCTTATGAAAGTTAATATAAATGGAATCAGTAACAGACAAAATCACTCGTTTTGTGCCTGCTTTAGAACAAAGAACATCACCTTCGTTCAAAGTAACCATTCCATTTTCAGACCAAGCAATAATTTGACCTTTGGCGCACATAAAGAAATGGTCTTTCTTATGTACTTTGCCAACAACCAACAAGCCTGCTGGCGCTATTAACTTTCTACAATACATCCCACCCGAAAAGTAATGCTCAGTCTCTATCTCAGGCTGTGGCATATCACTTATTTCATGTTGTAAACGATTGATTTCCTCAAGCGTTGGCACATGATTTTGGGTTAATTCCATGCTATACATTGTAATATGGCACTTTGTAAGCCACACCATTTATCGTAATGTTTATAAACCCTACGGGATTAGCAGGCAAAGTACCAGACCCAGCCGTTGCCGTTGTTGCAGAACTAAAGTTAAGCAGATTTAGAAAGAACTGTTGCCAAGCCCTTGTAGGGCGTTTAGTTTGCCCATCTAAGAACTCTGTCTGTGGGTACGGGTTTAACTGCGTGGTATTGGAAATTCCAGTAGCCATTAGTTTTCCCCTGCAGTTGCTTTTAAGTTAGCAGAAATAATTACAGCGTTTATAGGGTCGCTTACAACCACTTCAAACACTCTATCTCTAGCAGAACCTAATCTGCGCCAAATGGCACGATTTTTATATTTACCAATTAAGCCGATAGAAGTCCAATGCTCACTTGACCATGTAGAACCGCCATCGTTTGACCATCTAAGCATAGCCTGCGGGTCAGCACCCACAACCGCACTATTTAAAGGTGTAGTTATGCCCGTCAACCCAACACCAGGCTGAAACTGAATCTGCAGTTCATCAAAATACTGTCGTTGAAAGTCAGATACCAAGTGCGGTGCGCGTCTAAGCCTACGGGTATGTTGCCCGTTATCTGTGTAGTTGTTCTTGTCTATTGAGTAAATTGAACCATCTTCATAGTCACCCACAAGAACTAATCCTTGGAACACCGCACAGCAATTACCTCTGTGACGGGTATAAGTTCCATCGTTTTCTGTGTATAGCCACTTGTGCCACATCCCAGATGCTAAATCATATGCCCAAGTTAACTCTAAGGTTGGGAAAGACACGACATAACATTCGTGACCTTCTAATTGATAAGTCCAAGCGATAGCGTCATCTACATATTGATTTGCAAGCGAGTTTTCAACCGCATGGTTAGATATGCGTGTAGGCACATAGCCTCTCATTTGCATAATCTGTGCTTGACCTCGGTTATTGCGTGAAACATAGGCAAAAGAATCACCAAAACGCGCAAGTGAAAACTTAGCCGCTATGCCGTGTTGGGTGTTAGTGCCTGGAATTCTCTGAAAAGGAAAAGGTACACCGCCCACATCAGTCCACACCTCTGATGAAACCTCGCCCATCAAATAGACTTCGCGGTGGTCAACAATAAGCGCTATTAAATCATCTGGCGAACCATCTTTACTAGAAAATGATGTAGCGCCCGAAACAGGAGATAAAACGCCAGAAGCGCCAAACTGTTGTGATTCTGGTCTGTTGTATACAAAATAATTGTCAACAATGTCGCAAGTTTCACCGCCTGAGAAAGCGCCATCACTTGAGGGAAGTACAGTCCAATTAAGGGCGTACATTGTGATAGATGTGATTGTTTGAGAATTGTTTATTGTATAAGTTCCTACGCCACCGCTACCCGTACCCAAAGCCGTAATAATGGTTTGAACTGTAATTCCAGCGCCTTGGATAGTTTGACCAACAAATAAAGTGCCACTAGCAACCGCAGTCACAGTCATAGTAGTCCCAGACATTGACGCAGTAATCACCGCACCCGCGCTAGAGGTATACATCTGGCTTGAAGCGATTGTTTGCGATAGATTAAGGGTATATGTGCCAGTACCGCCTGTACCCGTTCCAAGGGCTGTTATAACGCTCTCTTGAAGCGCACCTACCGCAAAGAAATGCTGACCTACCGCAAGAGTTCCAGAATTAACCGCAGTCACAGTTAAAGTAGTGCCAGACACAACGCCCGTAAATACAGCCGCAGTTACAGTCCCAATACGCCATGTGTAGCGATATGTGCCGTCAACGATATAAGCGTTTATTCCATTATCAGATATGGTGACACGACCCGTAGTGGTGTTCATTTCACCAATCATTGTTGGCGTTAATTGACTATTAAACACATAGACATAAGCGCCACAAACAGCCAACATTGCCGTTCCACCAGAAAGAGTGCGTAAGCCTCTAACTTCTTGTTGGTTGGGAAGAATGGCTTTAATCGTGAGTCCAGGCGTTGGGTACAGCGCCACCACCCCTCTGTCACCAGGCTGTTTAAGTGGGTCAACTTCTGGTAAAAAGTTTATACACTCATTCGAGTCTTGGTAAACCGAAGTCGCTGGGTAGGAGGGGCCAACAAAGCCAAAATCAGCCATGTGCCACCTCTATCATGAGAATCCACCCGTCAATATAAATCCTGCATCTTTACTGCGTGAGTTCATCAAAGAATCTGGGTATCTTGCTACTTGTAGCGGTGACATATTGGTACGCTTTGAGCCGCCAAGCCGTTAATCATCGCTATTTGTACTTGACTAGCCTTGCCATACATAGGCATTAAACGCTCTGCCAAACACCATCTAAGGCACATTGAGTAGCCTTGTGGCAATACAATTTCATCGTACAAAGTGTTGTATCTGCTAAAAAGCGTGTTGGCAAATAAGTGCATCTCGCCTTGTGAGGGGTTTGGCCACACAAAAAGGTTTCCCGTATCAGCGCTTGGATTAAAGTACAACGCCTTTGGCCATGGCCCACTCATCGTCTTTAGACCAATCATTTCGTAGTCTTGCAACGCTAATACAGATATTGGATAGTCCAAACCACCATTAATAACGGGTTGATTATTTGAATTGGTGTTAATACGAACAAATGCAGAATTGATATTTAGGGGCTTTTCGTAGTAAGCAGTTATCGTTGTTGATGCCGTTGTCTGACTAATGTTGAGTTTGTATGTACCTTGCTCGTTGACATTACCACCAGCGCCCGTTAGAAAGTCAACAATCTTTGTTCCAGATGTAATGCCTGTACCGCTTAAAGTTTGACCTTGTGCCACAGCGCCAGAGGCAATAGCAGTAACAGTTAGCACATCACCAGTAATTGAGCCTGTGAAAGATGCGCCAATGAAATTAGCAGTCGATGCTACGGGGCCAATCGTGTACTGAGTCTGACCCGCTATGACAGGGAAAATAATCTCTGTCACATTAAAAACCATCATGTCCTCATTTGACCATTGGTCTATGAGGTCATTTAGCATATCAAAAGCATCTGTGGCGGCTTCAGAAGTCGGTGTTTCCCCAGCCTCTAAAGCGCCTATGTCTTTTAATGCTCTGCTAATAATGTCGTATGGGGTCATGGTTTATCCAAGATTTACTGTAAAAACTTGGGGAACCCATGGCAATTTAACCTTGTCTTTGGCAAGATTAGCAAGTTGTTCCGCTAGGCGTGATTCTATTATATTTACGCCTTCTCGCACAGAGTCAGCCTTAACCCAAGCGATTACATCTTCTTCTTTGACCTCTAACAAAGGCTTACGCAAAACAGGGTCACCAAAGCGCCAATAGCCCTCAGTCTCTACTGTTAGGTCTATGTCTCGCGCTAGAACGCTGTATTTGACCTCTGTAATCAGACCTTCAGTAGCGTCTATTTCGTGTATTTTCCATTTGTAAGTAGTCATATCAACCCTTTGGATATTTAGCCTTAACCGCTTGGCAGTCGGCTATGTATTTGTTAATCTGTGCTTGGTCACCTTTGGCGCTCATGCTAACTGTTCCTCAGTAGGTCTAGCAAGTGTTGGGTGTTCCCACTTGGCTATGTAATCGCCTTTGCCGTCAGAGTCGTTTTGTAGTGTTATTACAGTTGTGAAATCACGCTCTGTAAGTTCTGGATATAAGGTTTTAATTTTGTCGTAAAGTGTCATCATGCGCCCCTTACCATTGCGGCAGAAAATCTTGATGTTAACCAAGTGTCGTAATATCTAAATCCATTTCCAGTCCTTGGATTTGCTGAAACTAGTCCATATAACTCAATGTAATCAGATGAACCATTTAAATACATTACTTCATTAAATGTAATTACTGAATCACCAAAAGTAGCACTAGTCATGTTGACATTAGTGCCTCTTGTATATATTAATCCGTTTTTATAAACAGCAGCAATAAGTTCTACTGCACCAGTTGTACCAAATGATACAGAACCATTAACTTGATAATATCCAGACACATTAGGCGTAAAACGATAATTTGTTGTTGAATCAAAACAATTAGCAGTATCAAAATATTCTGTGTTAATTGCTACTTTTGTAAAAGTGCCAGGAGAAACAGTTTGACCAGCATTAGCATAAGCACTAAACGCTGGCATATTGCCACTAACCATCACAGTACCAGTAGCGGCTGGTAGGGTAGCAGTATTACTTCCCGCAGTTGCAGTTGGAATAATAGTAACAGTTCCACTTGTAGAACCAGACATTACTATTGAACCCGTAAGTTGGGTTATGCCACTTGTACCATCTAGCGTCATAGCCATTATCTGTTCTCCAAGGCCACTATACGGGCGGTTAGTGCGTTGATTGTTGCGGCTTGACTTTGTATTATTTCTTCAAGCGTAGGTGTTACTTGTCGTTGGGCTTCTGCTGTTGCCCAAGCGGCATGACTAGCCTGTGCTTGCGCTACTTCTTCTGCTGTTAAATCAACTTGCGTGGTTTCACCAGTTTGAACATTTACGACTGTGCGGTGCATAATTATCCTTCGTACAAAATGTTGATTGAGCCAGCGTCAAAAGTGTCTGTACCGTTTACTGTGGTAAGCCGTACGCGGTCTAGGACAGCCGACAATGCCTTATAACCACCACCCCAAACCATAGTGTTATCGTTTGGATAAGCCCCGCAAAAGGAATAAGCCCAAAGATTAGTAGATGAATTTAAAAGAGCAATGACCGCAACACCAGTTGTTAACGAGGTAGAACCCGTATCTTTTGTCAGACCATAACCAGTAGTAAATGCACCGCCTGAACCACCAGAAGTCAAGGCTGAGCCGACATAAGAAGTGTTTTCAATACCACCAGAATCGCCAATTTGTAGTATATGGCTTGAACTACCATTGGTAGACACTCCAGCAAGCATTACAGTAATACGTTTTACCCAAGTTGGCAAAGAAGTAAAGTCAATGCTAGTGCCGCTAGTAGTTGCAACCGCAGTACCGCTAATAACTTGTCCATACGCACCAGTAGAGTCCGCTGTAAATTTTGTAGTGCCGTTTGCCTGTAATAACAATGAGCCAGTTAAGTCTGCTGTGCTTACTAGACCAACAGTTGTAGATGCATTAATTGTGCAAGCCATTATTGTGTTCCTTCGTCTGCGGGAGTAGGCGTGTTGCCCTCAGCCACCCACTTTAAATAGGCTTGGTAGTCGGTGTTGTCTGGGTCAAATGGGATAAACGCTCCATCAGATAAACGCTGAATAGAATTCATAATTCCACCTTCAACTAAATTTTTAACTTGTTTATACATTTATAACTCCGCTGATGATGACCAATTTGATGTGACAAAACCGCCATTTCCTGATGGTATAAAATAATACGCAAAACTTCCTAGAGTGTTATATCCAGATATGCCTGATGTGTAATTGGCAATGCCACTACCATTGTTATATGCTGTATTTGTAAAAGTAATTGTTGGCGTAGTTCTTTTTGAAACAGAGAAATATGCCGAAGTTCCTTGAGATGATGGTGTTCCTCCACTTTGAAACCAAAGACCTCCAATTTCATAATATCTCTGACACAAAGCCAACTCAATACCATAAGGTCTGTAATCAAAAGATGTTGCGGTACTGCCTTTTTCTAGTTGTACGCCTGTGATGTAGAAGGTTGCGGATGCTGTTCCTACGACACTAACTGCGCCTGTAGCTGATGCGTACAAAGCACTAGCCCAAGCACCAGCAGTTCCGCTATAAGTAGAACCCATACCAAGGCTGAAATATACATAAACACCAACACCATTTGTTGCGCCTATCCAAGTTCCTGATGTATCACCAGCAATAGTTACACTAATTGTTGTCCAAGTATTTGCGGATGAAATTGAATAACTAAATGGATAAGAACGACTTGTAGCGGAATTTACTATTGACCCACCAAATGTTCCTGTTAGGCTTGAATAGACTTGAAATGATAAAGTAACAGTTTTAGCATTAGCAGTTCCCCACCCACAATCAGAAAAATTAAAACCCTCTACTGGCTGTCTAAAATAAAAGAAATCACTAGCACCAATGGTTACAGCAGACGCTACTGTAAAACCCATGTAGTTAGAGAAACCTACTGGAGGTGTTACAGAACCAGCATTTTGTTGGACTGTAAACTTAGACGCTTGTGATGATTGGTAATTCCATCTATCAAGCAAGTAATCGCTAGTTGCTGGAGTAAAAGACGAAGTTCCTTGTCTCTGTGAAATAGCCATCGCACCATTGATGATGCGGTTCTTAAACCCATACAAACCAGACGAACTTACTCCGTCTGAAGTGGTCATCAAGTCTGCATTTACTGTTCCGTATGGCATTGTTCTTCCTTATAGTACCAACCAGCGTTGACCGCTAGAGACTGTTGTTTCCGCTTGCAATCGTGTAACTTGCGCTAACAGTTGTGCCGTTTATCAGTATGCCGTTAGATGCAATTACTACTGGCGTTTTAAGTTCGCCTTTGCTTGGGTTGTAGTTGAGTTTGGTTGAACTTACATATTCTGTGCTTACTGTGCCAGTTGTCGCATCCGCAAACAATGGATAACGGGTTGCGTTAGTGGTTGTATCGTCACTAATCGTTACCGCAGTTCCAGCCGTTGCCCAAGTAAACGCAGAGCCACTCCAAGTTAGTGCTGTGCTTGCCAAAGTCGGTGCTACAACAAAAGTGGTTGCGCCAACACCACTTTGGAATGGAATCTGATTAGCAGTTCCACCAGCAAGATTTGTTGCGGTTGTTGCACTTGTTGCACTTGTTGCGGTTGCCGCGTTACCACCAATAGACAGACTAGTAGCCGTACCCGTTAACCCAGTACCCGCGCCAGAGAATGATGTAGATGTAAATACGCCCGTAAAAGGGTTAAATTGCAACTTGGTAGAAGATACAAACTCTGTCGTTAAATTACCGCTTGTAGCGTCTGCGTAGAGCGGATAACGGGTAGCGTTAGTAGTCGTGTCATCTGTTACTGTTGCGTAAGCAGATGGGGTTGTCCAAGTAGGCGTTCCAGAACCAGCAGAGGTTAAAACTTGACCGATTGAACCAACAGCACTAAATGCGTAAGCAGTACCGCTACCATAAGCAATGCCACCAGCAGTAGGGGTAGCCGTTCCATTTGTACCCCCGTTTGCAATAGGAAGTGTTCCTGTTACGCCCGTAGTTAATGGCAAACCAGTTGCGTTTGTTAGCGTTCCTGATGATGGAGTACCCAAAGCACCGCCATTCACCACAAAAGAACCAGCAGAACCCACCGCTACGCCCAAAGCAGTAACAACGCCAGTTCCAGTTGTAATTGTCGAAGGCGCAGTAGCCGCACCACCTCCAACCATCAAAGCATTAGCCGCTAAAACAGCAGTAGATGCCCATGTAGTTGCGCTAGAAAAATAAACAATACCGCCAGAAGTACCCGCTACTGTTAACGCAGGCGTTGTAGTTGCCGTAGCAACAGAAATTAAGCCACCAGTAAAACTTACCGAAGTAACTGTGCCAGTTGTTGGTGTTGCCCAAGAAGGTATTCCAGACGTAAGAGTTAGAACTTGCCCGTTTGACCCAGCCCCAAGCATTGCAGTTGTTGACGATGCGCTTTGATATGGTAATGAGCCTGTCGCACCGCCTGCGAGGTTAGTTGCAGTTGTGGCGGTTGTAGCCAATGTAGCCGTAGCCGCGTTGCCCGTAGTGTTTTGGTTAAAGGTGGGCCAAGTAAATGTGCCAGTTGAGAAATTGCCAGATTGTGGCGTTCCTAAAATGGGCGTAACCAAGGTCGGGCTTGTTGCAAAAACTAATGAACCACTACCAGTTTCATCAGTTACAGCAGACGCTAGATTAGCGCTAGAAGGCGTTGCAAGCCATGTGGCTATCCCAGCACCCAAGCCAGTAATTGAGCCTATTGCTGGCGTTATTGTTGTGTTTGTAACGCTTGTAACTTGACCGCTTGCGTTTGTAACAAAAACTGGCGTTTGTGTAGCAGAACCATAAGTACCCGCTGTTCCAACAGGCGTAATACTAAATTGGAAACCCGTTAAGGTTAGCCCTGTGCCAGCCGTATAAATTGCGTTGTTTGAGAATTGAACAAAGGTAACAGATGTAACGCCTAAAGTGCCACCAGTTTGGTTGGTGTTTACCCAAGATGAGCCACTCCACACAGTACCAGAGATGATGAATAGATAAGCCGCGACTAATTCATCCCAAGTGTTTGCATCTAAAGAGCGAGTCCATGCACTTGCAGAAGCCAAATAAATGCCGTTGTCAGCGCCTGCGGTTTGGTTCTGTACTAAAATTCTTTCGCCAGCAGTTAGCGTAGAAACCCAATCGCCATTGGCTTGCACAGCAAGACCAGAAAGCGTAATGTTTCCATTTGTTGTGTAGTTTGCTGGTTGTTTAAACGATAAACCCTGTGTCGTAGCGTCTACATACGCTTTATTAGCAATATCAGTCGAGTTTGAAGGCGATGTAAAAATCGTGCCTGTCGTTGTCGTGATATTAGTAAAAACCCCCGTAGACGGAGTAGTTGCACCGATAGTCGTTGAATCTATCGTGCTGTTTGTAATTATTAACCCAGATTGAATTGGGTTTACTGTTGCATAAAACGGCTGACCCTGACCAATAAAGGTCTGAAAAGTCCCGTCAACTAAAAAATATGCTTGAACGGGAAGTATGTTTTGCAGAACTGAATTGGCAGGGTTAGCCATAGCGCCCCTTTAACTTTGATAGACAGAGGGCGTTACATACAAAATTCCAGCCGTACCAGAATTGGATTTTGCTGTTATGTAGTAAGGTACTGCTGAAGTGGCAACAATTAAAGGCTGTGTCATACCAGCAGGCAAAACAAAGTCTCCATTAGTGCCGTCAACAGGAAAGACGGGCGCACCAGGGTCGGTCGGCCCCCATCTCACCGCAATAGGGCTTGCACCCGTATTAAGGAAAGCGGAGTAGTTTACTTGGTCGTTTGTACTGTCATTAATCAAAACTGCCGCGTGAGCGGTAGAAGTGACCGATAACGCTACTGTTTGACCAGCAGTTCGTAATACAGATGAGCCAGCCATTACAGTTGCGCCACATGAATAATTCCAAAATTAAGCGTTAAAGCCTCAGAAAGAGAGCCTGCGCTTGCATTTGAAATTACAACAGTAAAAGTGCCTGCCCCCACAGTAGCAATGCTTAATAGATAAGTACCAGCAGTAGTTGCGCCTGATGCAAGAGCAATTACTGGAATATCTAATGCACTAACTGCGCTGTTTGTGACTATAAAAGCCACTTCTGCACCAGCCGCTAAAGCCGCATTGCTTGTAACGATTTGACCAGCCGCGGCATTGAGCGTAACGCCCGTTGCTTTACTGGTTGCTTGAGTAACAGAAACGCCAGAAGTTGTTGGGCTACCAGTTGTGTAGCCTAATTGTCCCGTAATATTATTAACTAATGAATAGTTAGCGTCAATAATATCTTGGTCAAGATATGCCGCGCCAATCGCTTGTGAATTTGACATGATGATTCCTTTGCAGAATGAATTGAATTGTATCCGTTAAAGCGAAAAAAGCCACCCCTTTTGAGAGTGACTTCTTTTTACTTTAAAGCGTATTACTGTGTGTAAACGCTTAAATCGTAGCCATAGACATATACATCCATGGTTGCGGCCGCACCTTGTGCAGTTCCCACGTTTACATACAAGTTTTGGCTTGTTTGCAAAGCGGTAGATGCAACTGTGCGTTGTGAAACAACTGTTGAGGCTGTCAATGCTGATAAAGCGGCATTTGCCACAATACCAGTACCACCAGCGCTAGGTGCTGTAAACAGCCCTGCCGCGGCAGTAGTCAATGAAATTGACGCATTGGTAAATATTACATTGCTAACAGAGTAACTTGTAGCGTTGTTGATAGGCAATACTGTATCGCCTGTGGCGTTCACATTGACACCCGTATAAACAGCCAACAAGCGGATTGCTTGGTTAGATGCTAGGTTACTTGGATGTGGTTGTGCGCTGTTTGCTGGGCCTGGATTTGCCATGATATTTTTCCTTAAAAAGAGTTAATGATTAAGCGGCAACGCGGCAAGCGAGTTCTGGGTACAGAGGCGCCCAGCCATACAACACATCTAAACGAGTAGGAATACTATCGTTGTTAATGGTGTATTGACGGACAACACGCATACTTAAACCGATTTCTTTGTCACTTGCACGACCAGCAAAATGAACACCTTCTGGCAGTTCGAGGTCAGCAACCGCGACTGTGAAAGCATTTTTGTGCATGATGATGTTCTGTGGAGAAACAATGCCTGTGCTGTTGAACTGAGCGATTGCGGCAGTAGCAGAAGTTGTCGGGATAGACACATTCTGGAACTGACCAGCAGTAATCACAGCAGGGGACACAACGACAGAGCCAGAATTACCAGAAGCGATAGCAACAGTTGTTTTCACAACAAAGTTACGCAACTTGTTAGAGCCGTAGGCTTGGCGGTTTTGTGGGTTAACAGCAAATACACCAGCGATAGTAAATACATCACCAGCGGTAAGGTTCAAAGTACCAGTATTGGCGGCTGTAACAGAAATAGTGCTTGAAGATGCCCAACCAGAGGTTAAGAATCCAGTAGCAGTAGTAGTAGCGACAGAACCAGTAACAGTAGTTGTGCTGTTATTACCAAAGGTTTGATTAACCACGTTCTGGTCAAGTTTCCAATTCATACCACCAGAATCACGACCCATCAAACCTTTTTGATATTGGTCACTAATCGCTTGTTGTGGTACGAATAAGCCTTTCAAACTGTCCACAATAGTGGCAGATGTAAACGGCTCAACAATACAACTTCTACGACCATCACGCGGTGCGCCTTCAGAGTCAAGGAAAGCGCCAGCGGTCAGATAAGTAATCAAACCAGTTGGGGGTGTACCAGCAGTACCAACAATATTGGCAGTTTGCAAGGTAGCCATAGCCAGACCATCGCGGTCAATCTTGTTAGCGATAGCGGCAACAGCAGGCTTTAACACGCGGTCGCTAAACATATCAAGGCTTAAAGCCAAGTCTTGTGTAGTGAACTGTGTGTCAACGTGAAACTGTGTAGACAAAGTAACGGGAACTGAAGTCTCGTTAAAGTCCTCAACATTCAGCGCTGGGCCAGTCGTACCGATAAAACGACCTGGTCTGCGGACATTGACTGTGTTACCAATCTTTGCACCGACAACCGCAAATTGGTCATCATAGTTGCGGTCTACTTCAGAGGTGAAGGTCAACTCGTTTTCCAAAACCATC